CCGTCGAACAATGAAACGGGAGTGCAGCAATCCTGGCCGCGCCCCCAGATCGAAGACCGGTCAAACTTCAAGTGCGCTCTGGAAGCGAATCACGAGTGATGCCGCTCGCCGGGACTGCGCGGCCGTCGACCGCGCGATGCCGCTCCTCGATTGGGGCCGCAATTACCTGCCTGAGCACTTTCGCCTGCCTCCCTCGAAGATGCACCACTGGCTGGCCGAGCGGCTTGACGCCATGCGGCACGAGCGCGGCGCGCGCCTGAACATCATCGGCCCGCGCGGCGGGGCCAAGTCAACGCTCGGCACGCTCGCCCACGTGCTCAGGGTGGCGCTCGAGAACTGGGAGCCGTACATCTGGATTGTGTCGGACACCAGGCATCAGGCGTGCTGCCATTTGGAGAATATCAAATCGGAGCTGCTCGACAACCGCGCGATCGCCCGCGATTACGGCGAATCGACACGGCCGGCGGCCCGCATGCGGGCTAGCGGCATCCAGCTATCGAGCGGATCGACGATCGAGGCATTCGGCACGGGACAGCGAATCCGCGGGCGCCGGCGCCGCGCTCATCGCCCGACGCTCATCGTTTGCGACGACGTGCAGAACGACCAGCACATGGCCTCGCCGCTGGTGCGCGAGCACTCGGCGCGATGGTTTCATGGCACGTTGATGAAAGCGGGCACCAAGCGCACGAACGTTTTGCACCTGGCCACCGCTTTGCATCGCGACGCCTTGGCCCTTGAGCTGCATCGATCCCCGGCGTGGCGCTCGCGCATTTTCCAGGCGATCCAGTCGTGGCCGGCGAACATTTCGCTGTGGCACGAGTGGGAGACGATCTATTCGAACCTCGAGAATCCCGAGCACCAGGCCGACGCGCGAAGTTTTTTTGAGCGGAATCGAGTGGCGATGGAGGAGGGGGCCGAGCTCTTGTGGCCCGAGGAAGAGGATCTCTACACGCTCATGCAGATGCGGATCGAAGGCGGGCGGACCGCGTTCGAGCGCGAGAAGCAAGGCTGCCCTCTGAATCCCGACCTGTGCGAATGGCCAGAGGAATACTTCGACGAGCACATCTGGTTCGACGACTGGCCGACCGGCCTGCGGCTGAAAGCGATCGCTCTCGATCCAAGCAAAGGGCAAAACGCCCGGCACTCCGACTACTCGGCCTTCGTGCTGTTGGGCATCGACGGCGAGGGCTATTTGTACGTCCAGGCCGACCTGGCTCGCCGCCCGACGCCTCAGATCGTTGCCGATGGTGTCGAGCTATGCCGCACGTTCCGGCCCGATGCGCTGGCGATCGAGTCGAACCAGTTTCAGGAGCTGCTCGGCGCAGAATTTCAGGCCGAGCTCACGCGGCAGGGCATCTGGGGCATCCAGCCGTGGTCGCTCGACAATCGCGTGAACAAGCTGGTGCGCATTCGTCGATTGGGGCCGTTTCTCTCATCGAAGCGGCTGCGGTTTAAGGCGTGCTGCCCTTCGACAAAACTTCTCGTTGAACAATTGCGCGAATTTCCCGCCTGCCAGCACGACGATGGCCCCGACGCTCTGGAGATGGCCATTCGTCTTGCTTCGGAGCTGCACGGCGCGCACGCCGCGGGCGATGGACTTGGCGATCGGCTCGTTTACTAACGCATGATCACATCAACCTGGCGATGGATTTGTCTATTAAAACCCTTTCGGAGCGAAACATCATGCACCAACCTCTTGGAAACTCGGCGGGCGGTAGCTCGTGGTGGCCCGACGGCCTGACGTCGCGCGTGCTCGAAGCCTATCACGACATGTGGGATGCGTTCGTCGACCGCGATGAGGCGTTGAACGATTGCCCAGGCAGCTGGGCGCCGCTTGGCGCCGGCGCGTGGGCAGACGAGCACTCGCGAGGCGCGTTCAGCAGCGAGCTCGAGCTGGCAGAACCCCGCAACGCGTGCCGGGCGCTGGCGCTGACGAACGAGTTTGCGATCAACGGCCACGAGAATCGCATCAGCTACCTTATCGGGGCCGGTCACAGCTATCGCGCGGCTGCCAAGAAAAACCGCGACGTCCCCGCCGAGCTGCCGCGGGCGGTGCAGGCAGTGCTCGACGAGTTCATCGTTTCCAGTCAGTGGCACCGTCGCCAGCAGGAGATCGTGAAGCGATACGATCGCGACGGCGAGGTGTTTTTGCGGTTTTTCGTCGCTCCTGACGGCCAGACGCGCGTCCGGTTCGTTGAGCCCGGACAGGTCGCCACGCCGATCGATCGGGCGCACGACCGCGCCGCGAGCTTCGGAATCCTCACCGACGCCCACGACGTGGAAACGGTTGTGGCCTACTTCGTCGACGGCACCCCGCTCGAGGCCGACGAAATTCAGCATCGCAAAGCGAACGTCGACAGCAACGTCAAGCGCGGGCTGCCGCTGTTTTTTCCAGTGCGCAAGAACCTGAAGCGCGCCGAGAAGTTGCTGCGAAACATGAGCGTCGTGGCCGAAATTCAATCGGCCATCGCGCTGATCCGCAAGCACCGCGGCGCTACCAAGACGGGGGTCCAGCAATTCGTCGCCGGCCAGGCCGATGCGACGGGCACGAATCCCGTCACCGGCAAGACCACCAGCGTGCGGCGGTTTGGCCCCGGAACGATTCTCGATTCTCACGGCGGGATCGAATACGACTTCCCCGCGGCCGGACTCGACGCGGCGAATTACGTGACGATTCTGCAAGCCGAGCTGCGGGCGATTGCCAGCCGGCTCGTCATGCCGGAGTTCATGCTCACCAGCGATGCGTCGAACGCAAATTACTCGAGCACCATGGTGGCCGAAGGGCCTGCGATCCGCATGTTCGCGCGGTTGCAAGCCGAGCAGGTCGCCTACGACCTCGAGGTGATGTGGCGCGTGGTGCGCAACGCAATCGCAGCCGGCCGCCTGCCCGCGGATGCCGCGTCGTTCGTCGAGATTCAAGCTGCGCCGCCCAGCCTCGTCACGCGCAATCCGAACGAGGAGGCCGAGGTGTTGCGCATCGAGTATGAGCACGGAATTCTATCGGCGCAAACGTGGAGCCAGCGCCGCGGCCTCGACTACGATCAGGAGCAGGCGAACATTGCGCAACACGCCGAGCGCCAGGGCGCGCGCGTGAGCGACGTCGCACCCCCGGCTGAAAACATCGATTGAAGATTGAACCGAGGATTCGTAGGATTGGCCCTCATGAAATCAACGGCTGACACGACGACCAACGGAACCAAACTGTCGCAGGCCGCGACGGCTTGGGATCAGATGCTCGACGAAACATTGCAGCGCGGCTTTTACGGCACGGCCGCAATCGAGGTCAGCATTCAGGACGGCACTATTCAACACATCCGCCGCCGCATGGAGCGCATCGAAAAGTAAGCATCGACAAGTAAACAACATCTTGCACCTGGGTATCCAAGCGAGCCTGCCGAAAGGCAGGTGCCACGAAGAGCCCGCCCGCGAAAACAGTGTTTTGCGGAGCGGGCTTTTTTATTTGCATCTAGGGCGAGGAATAAGCATGGACGAGACGCTGCAAGAGTTTGTGGATTCACGCGAGGCGACGATGCGGATCGACAGCGCCCGCGGCGTCATCCGCGGCGTCAAGCTGCTGGGCCTCAAGTCGCGAAACGGGCGCAGGTATCTGCCCGAAGCGCTCCGGCAAGCCGTCGCGCTGTACGAAGGCGCCAAGGTCAACATCAACCATCCGAAAGGCAGCCCGCTGGCCGCCCGCGACTACCAGGAGCGGATCGGGCTGTTGCGCAACGTACGCTGGCAGGCCGACCAGGGACTGTTTGGCGATCTGCACTTCAATCCCAAGCACTCGCTCGCCGAGCAGCTGCTGTGGGACGCCGAGCACGCGCCCGAGAACGTGGGCTTGTCGCACAACGTCCAGGCGCGCACCTCGCGTCAGGGCAGTGAGACGCTCGTCGAATCGATTCTCAAGGTTCAGAGCGTCGACCTGGTGGCCGATCCGGCGACGACGCGAAGCCTTTTTGAAGATCAGCATCCGCGGGCCGGGGGCCCGGGGCCCGAGGCGAGCGAGACGGCGGCGGCATCGCCCCTCGCACTCGACGCGATGTCGCTCGAGGAGCTTCGCGCCGGCCGGCCCGATCTCATCGAGCTGCTGGCCGAGTCGGTGCATGGCGATTTGCTTCGCCAGAATGCCGCGCTGCGCTTGGAGCTGGACGAGATGCGAGCGGCCGGGGCGGCCCGTGAGCGGCGCCTCGCCGTGGCGTCGGTGCTCGAGGAGTTCGGCTTGCCGGGCCTCGAGGCGGCCGATGAAGCGAGCCAGTCGATCGTCAGCCAGCCGTTCGTCGCTTCGCTGCTCGAAGCGCCGTCGGTCGACGCGGTGCGGGAGCTCGTCCGCGAGCGCGCGGGCCTGATTGCCTGTGCTCGCAACTGGAGCAGCCGCAAACTTCCGAGCTACTCCCGGCCCGTTGCTCGTGAGCAAGGCGCCGATCTTGCGCCCGCGGTAGACGCGGCCGCGTTCGCCCGATCGATCAAGGCGTTTGCCTAGTGAGTCCGCGGCCAGTTCCCGGACATTCGTTACGCAGCAATCAATAACTTTCGAACCACTCACAATCATCCACAACCCTCGCAGGAGAGACCGCAATGACTGACACGATGCGCTGGCGCTACGGCGATACGAATCCGGTGGTGCTTCCCGTAGACTCGGCCACCGTCATCGAGATCGGCGATCTTGTATGGCTGGACACCGACGACGCAAAGCCGGCGTCGGCCTCCAGCTACGGCGCCAGCCTGGCCGCGGCGCAAGAGACGTTTCACGACAAGTTTGCCGGGGTCGCGATGCAGCGCTCGCGTGCCGGAGATACGCAGCCGATTCGTGTGGCGACCACCGGCGTCTTTGAATATCCGTGCGCGTCGGCCGCGTTCGAAGTCGGGGCGCGGATTGGAGCTGACGACAACACCGGCGGCACGGCTCTCGTGAATCAGCTGGTCATCGCCGTCGCCTCGGCAAACCCCGAGCGCTCGATCGGCAGTTGTGCCAAGCGCGTCGGCACGGCCGACACCAAAGTGCTGGTGGAGATCGTGAGCACCGTCACGCGCGGCGGTCCGCAGGCGGCGGCCTAAGCCGCGAAGCGGCTTCGCTTCTGACCATTAGTTGCCTAGCAATGAACAACGTTTCCAAAAGGAGATTTCGCACGTGACGATCAAATATCGCGAACTGAAACGGCGCTACGAGCTCGAAGGACCGCAGAAGACCACGGCGCACCTGAGCGAAGCGCTCCAGCAGGGCCACCTGAAGTCGGAAGACTTCAGCATTCGAGACCTGGCCGAAGGCCTGGTGCCCGACGGGCACGAGTGGGTGCGCTCCATGGATCCGCGCAGCGCCGCGGGCGTGAACCTGCTCGAGGCGGGGGACGGCGTCGACGTGACCGCCTTCCTGAACGTGACCAGCCAGGTGATCTACTCGAAGATCATGGATTCCTACACGCAGGATGCGTTCGTGGTTTCCAAGCTGGTCGACACCATTCCGACGCGCCTCGACGGCGAAAAAATTCCGGGCATTGCCCACGTCGCCGATCGCATCGAAGAGGTGCATCCCGGCATGCCCTATCCCAATCTGGGCTTCGGCGAGGACTACATCGAGACTCCTTCGACGACCAAGCGCGGTTTTATCGTGCCGGTGACGAAGGAAGCGGTGTTTTTCGATCGTACGCACCTGGTGCTCACCCGCGCTGCCGAGGTTGGCGAGCTGCTGGGCCTCAACAAGGAGAAGCGGCTGATCGACCTCGTGATCGGCGCCACCAACAACTACAAGTGGATGGGCACCAACTACAACACCTACCAGGCGACGACGCCGTGGGTGAACGTCAAGGCGTCCAACGAGCTGGTGGATTGGACGAACGTCGACGCCGCCGAGCAACTGTTTGCGGATATTCTCGATCCGCACACGGGCGAGCCGGTGCTGGTCCGGCCCGACACCGTGCTGGTCATGCCGGCCTATCGGCACGCGGCGCACCGCGTGTTCAACGCGGCTGAGATCCAGTACAAGCCGGGCAGCGCTTCCACGACCACCGTTGCGGCCAATCCGCTTGGCAACTACCGCGTGGAAGAAAGCCGCCTGACGTACCGCCGCATCGTGGCGTCGGGTCAAACTGCGAGCGACGCCCAGAAGTGGTGGTTCATCGGCGACTTCAAGAAGGCGTTCGCCTATATGGAGGACTGGCCGATCACCGTCACGCAGTCGACGCAGAACAGCGAGGCCGACTTCACGCAGGACATCGTCGTGCGGTTCAAGGCCAGCGAACGCGGCGCCGCCGCGGTTCTGAATCCGCGGTTCATCGTCAAGAGCACGGGCTAACCACCAGGCAGGGCCGGTGGTCGATGCGCGCGATTCGAGTGCCAAGGGTGCACAAGCGATTCGCTTGCTCGCCACCGGCCTCACGGCCGAAACGAGGTAGAGAATGCCTTCCGATCTCGAGCAGATTCGAACGATCAAGACCAACACGCTGGCCCAAATCGCGGAGGTCTCCGACCAGCGGAAGCCCAGCTACTCCGAAAACGGCCAGAGCTTCAGCTGGACCGAGTATCTCGACCATCTGGAGCGCCGCGTCGACTGGTGTAACGAACAACTGGCGCTCGAAGAACCGTTCGAAATCGAAAGCCGAGCACAGCCATGACGTTCGACCCCGAAGTCGCCGAAGACGCG